CGCTTTACCTTTGATAAGTCTAGTGGTGACTTCACTGCCACAGGCGACGTAAACGCAGATAACCTAGTAACTAGAACATCCTCTACTGGGTCGGCTGAACTGCCTAGCGGCACCACAGCGCAGCGCGATGGGTCACCGTCTGCTGGTTATATTCGGTTTAACTCGGACGATGGTAGTTTTGAGGGTTATGACGGCTCCGCTTGGGGTGCTATTGGTGGGGGTGGTGGAGCTACTGGCGGTGGTAGCGATGCAGTGTTCTATGAGAACGAACAAACTGTAACAACCAACTACACCATCAGCACCAACAAGAGTGCAATGTCAGCAGGGCCTATCACAATTAACAGTGGCATCACTGTAACGATTCCTACTGGTAGCCGTTGGGTAGTGGTTTAAGGGGAGAACATGGCAGTAACGATTGACGGAACAAACGGGGTAGGATTAGTCACAGCCGATGCCTTGCCTTTCTTGGCTGGTCAGGTGTGTTTCTTTGGTATGACCACAGCCCCTAATGGTTTCTTAAAGTGTAACGGTGCAGCGGTGTCGCGTACCACCTATGATGTTTTGTTTGCCGCTATCGGCACAACCTTTGGGTCAGGCGATGGGTCTACCACGTTTAACGTACCTGACCTACGTGGAGAGTTTCTACGTGCTTTGGATGATGGGGCTGGGGTTGATACTGGACGTAGTTTAGGAAGCACACAGAGTGCCGCAAACCAAGAGCACGGACACTACGTTGGCACTGGTTCGTTTACAAGCGGCGGTGGTGGCTATAGCGGTACAACGACAGCAGGTGACGCCTATCGTAAGATTAATGCTGAGGTTAGTTACTACCGATACGGCGGGGCAAACACCTATGTGTACCCAACTGACAGCGACGCATTTAAAGCACAAAACGAGGGCTCTGAAGCTCGTCCACGTAACGTAGCATTATTGGCTTGTATTAAGTATTGAGGTGAATGTGAAAACAGTAGTACAACTTGATTCTGATGGTTATTTTGTAGGAACGACCACGGCTGATGAATCTCCTAAAGAGCCGGGGGTTTACTTGATGCCAGCAGGTACTGTTGATACAGAAGCCCCTGCGGTTCCTGATGGTCAGAGGGCTAAGTGGGACAACGGGTGGGTGTTTGAAGACATTCCTGCTCCTGTTGTGGAAGAAGTAGAAGAGTGGGTTGACCCATTAGAGCCGTGGGAAAGAAACAGGGTTAACGAATATCCTCCACCTGATGATTACCTTGATGGTATTGTCAAAGGCGACCAAGCGCAGGTTGATAAATATATAGCTGATTGTTTGGCTGTTAAAGCAAAGTATCCAAAACCATGAGTAAGATTGCACTGTCCCCCAACGCAAGCGGTACGGCACTTTTTACGATTGCCTCGCCCGCCACGAACACCGACAGGACGCTGACGCTGCCTGATGAGGGCGGGACGCTGATGTCTACGGCGGCAAACATCAGTAGCAGTCAAATGCCTAACGGAACTATTTTGCAGGTGGTGCAGACAGTAAAGACCGACGTCTTTGCCACGCAGTCTCAAAGTTTTGTTGATGTGACTGGACTCAGTGTCACCATCACGCCGTCAACAAGCAGCAACAAGATTTTACTGACGCCTTACCTCACTATTGGTTATTCGGGGCACGTAGATATGCGCCTTGCGCGTTCTATCGGTGGAGGGGCTGACACGGTGCTTTTGATTGGCGACCAAGTAGGTAGCAACAGGACTCGGTCAACGTGGCACGGGTACGCGAGCACCTCGTTTAACACCACTTACGATATACAAGCGGTATCCCCGGTATATTTGGACTCACCGGCGACCACCAGTGCGGTGACTTATAAGATTCAGCTGGCGGTACCGTACTCGTCAGGCTATTGGGTTGGCGTCGGACGCCCATATTCAGAGACCGACCTTTCGTATTCAGGGTATACCGCGAATACGATTACCGCAATGGAGGTGGTGGCATGAATTTGAACGCCATTACCGCCCTGTACCCGAGCGTGGTCACCATCAACGGGTCAACTGCCTACGATGCCAACGGCGAGGTCGTTGACATGGATATGGCGGCGCTGCAATCGTGGGCTGATGCTGAAGCCTACAAAGAGCAACGCTCTCGCGCCTACCCGTCCATCCAAGACCAGCTAGACCAAATCTACCACGAGGGTATTGACGCTTGGAAGGCAACCATTGCTGCGGTTAAACAGGAGTACCCCAAGCCATGAGTACGTTAACAGCAAACGCGATTGAAACCAACAGTCTGCAAGCCGAGTCAGGCACTGGCGAGATTGCGTTACCCACGGGTCATAAGATAGTTGCCGCCGATGCTGGAGCGTTTGAGCAGCCGTACTCGCCGGGACAAATCATTGAGGTGTTGGCTGGTGTATGCGATGGGCGTAGTGTGACTGTGGGGTCAGGCACATACACGTTTCCAAACGTAACTGCCGTACTTCAACTGACCACAAGTTACCAAGATGTCACGGGCAGCGAAATGACATACACCCCGCCGAGTGGCACAACCACCGTGGTGTACAAATTCATTTGGCAGATTGACTGCACTGGTTATTCGGGTATCAGTCACTATCGTTTTTATATTGACACTGATGAAGTCATCCCTGCGTATCGGTCTATTGCTCCGGGCGAGTATGTATCCTCCGCCCAGCACAACGCACCAGAAGTGTTTGAGTGGATGATTCAGTGCAACGCCGCATCAAGCAGCCCGACTTACGGTAAGTTCACCTCTTGGACGTCGGCTAAAACTTTGAAGCTCCAAGCTCGTGAATATGACGGGTCTTCTTATCAACAAGCCTTGCACCAAAACGTGTGGAGAGACGGTGGAGGCGCTTCAGCACCTTACAACCTTGCGGTGCCTGTTTTAACAATTACGGCGATAGCGTAGATAGAACGTGTTCGGTACCTCACCCTTTGCTGTAGCCCCCTTCGCTGATGTAGGCGAAGAATCTGCTGCTGCTGTCGCAGTAGTAACGGGGGTTGCTGCTACGGGTGCTGTAGGCACCGTATCTATTACAACGGATCAAATACTGTCTGTCTCTGGGGTCTCGTCTACCGGGGGCGTAGGTACTGTTGTAGTAATAGCTGACGCAAATGTATCGCCCACTGGTGTAGCTGCTACCAGCGGGTTGGGTGTAGTTTCTGTAACAGGTACTGCCAATATATACCCGACTGGGGTGTCTGCTACTGGGGGTGTCGGGTCACCGGTTGTCAGTGGGGATGCCAACCTAACTGTAACTGGGGTAAGTGGCACAACCGCGCTAGGCTCTGTAACGGTTAAAGCTGATGCAAACGTATACCCATCTGGGCTGTCTGCTACCGGTGGCGTAGGCACGGTAATAGTAACTGGAACCGCTAACGTAGTATTGTCCGGGGCGCAGGCTACGGCAGAGTTAGGCACAGTAACCGCAAAAGGTGACGCAAATGTCTATCCGTCTGGGCTATCTGCTACTGGTAGCGTAGGCTCTGTAACGGTTAAAGCTGATGCAAACGTATACCCATCTGGGCTGGCCGCTACCGGTGGTGTAGGTACCGTAACAGTAACAGGTACTGCTAATGTAGTACCGTCTGGGGTAGAGGCTACGGCGGAGCTAGGGACGGTAGTTGCAAAAGGTGACGCAAATGTTTACCCGTCCGGGTTGTCTGCTACTGGTGTTCTAGCCAACGTAACCGTAACAGCGGATGCCAATGTACTTGTAACTGGGGTCGCTGGAACCGCAGAACTTGGTACAGCCACTGTCAAAATTGATATAACAGCGGTAGTTACTGGGCTTAAGGCTACCGGACGTACAGGCACTGTTGGGGTTACTGGCACGGCAAATGTGTTCCCGACAGGGGTGTACGGAATTGGTCTTACTAGCTACACTAACGTCTGGGGCATCATAGACACAGGTGCCGTTGGGGATTGGGCAAGTGTTAGTACGGGAGCCGCAGATGGTTGGACACCTGTAGTAACAGCAGAAACTACTGAATGGGAAGAAATTCCTACCTAAACGGGGTAAAAAATGGCATCAGATTATTCAACTAACCTCAAGATTGAGCTTATAGCCGATGGTGAACAAGCCGGTACTTGGGGCCAAACTACCAACACAAACCTTGGTACAGCGCTAGAAGAAGCGATTGTCGGATATGGCGCAGTGACGTTTCTTTCGGATGCCGATCTAACGCTTACGCTATCAAATTCAAACGCAACACAGGCAGCGCGTTGTTTAGTGCTTAATGTAACTTCTGTTGAGCTTAACGACACTCGTAACTTGGAGGTGCCGACCATTGAGAAGCCTTATGTGGTGCAGAACAACACTACGGGCGGTCAAAGCATTATTGTTAAGACGAGTGGTGGCTCTGGCGTCACAATTCCAAATGGCAAGTCGGCTGTTGTTTATGTCGATGGTACTAATGTTGTATCCCAAATTACCCACATCCCTACGCTTGATGTAGCAACGCTTACCGCTACGGCGGCAACTCTTACCAGCAGTGCTATTTCTGGCGGTACTATCGACGGCATTACGCAGATGGACGTGGCTGGCACGTCGGGTGCCGGAGCGCAAATTAAGCTGTATGAAGACGACGACTCGGAAAATGATTACTACGTAGCCATCAAAGCACCGGACACAATTACTGACGGCAACTTCACCCTAACCGCCCCCGACACGGTGGACGATACGCTGGCTGTGCTGGGTACCGAGCAGACATTTTCTGCCACAAACACCTTTTCTGCCAAGCAGATTTTTGAAAATACCGTCAAGGTGCAGCAAGGTCTGGAAAAGATTACGGTGTCGGAGACCGCAGCCACGGGCACCATCAATTTTGACGCGCTTACTCAGGCCATCGTGTACTACACCACAGACGCTTCTGATGACTGGACGCTGAACATTCGTGGTGATGGTTCAAATACTTTAGATAGCATCATGGCCAACGGCGAGAGTATGACCGTGGTCTTTATGGCGACCATCGGCGCGGACGAGTACTGGGGCGCGACATTTCAAATTGATGGCACGACCGTCACGCCAAAATGGCAGGGCGGGGTAGCACCCACCGAGGGCTTTACCAATGGCATTGATGTGTACACGTATACGATTGTTAAAACGGACTCGGCGACGTATACAGTTCTTGCTAGCCTGATTAACTACTCGTAGGGGTGGGCCATGCCTTTTATTGTGCGTCTCGGCGGCACGTCCGCTAAAGGGTTCGGGTTTGGCGGCGGTGGTCTCTTTAGGCACACCATCACGTCAAACCAAAAAGAGGTTAACTTGTACGACTACCTGCGCGACCTCTACTGGATGCCTTGGCAGCCGGTCGAGCTGACTATTGACCCGGGCGTCTACATTTGGTCGGATAGCACCTCGACGGCTGCATTGACGTTGCCTGACACCATGCGGGGGTTGGTCACCATCACCAACAACGGCTACATACTTGGGCGTGGTGGCAACGGTGGTGATGACTACACTGCTGGCGGCAACGGCGGCCCCGCCATCTCTAACGCTGCACCAAATATCGTGCTGATCAATGGCTCTGGCGCGTTTATTGGCGGCGGGGGTGGAGGCGGTGGCGGAGGTGGCGGTGAGGGTGTGTCCGGTGGCGGTGGCGGTGCTGGTGGTGGTAAGGGTGGAGACGCTTCATACACGGGTGGCGCTGGTGGTTCGCCGGGTTCTGCGGGTTCCGATGCGTCAGGTGACTCTAACAATACTAGGGGCAAGGGTGGGCCAAACGGCGGTTCAGGCGCTGGCAGACAAGAAAACAGCGGTACCGATAGCGGCTCGGGTGGCGGCGGTGGCGGTCGCATAATAACAAATACCAATGGTGTTAATGC